CCGAAGCGGTTGCGCAGCGATCTGCGGCCAGCGCAACCATGCTGGCAGCGGCACAGAAGGGCCGGGCGCTGATGGGCGGGACAACCGCCATGCGCGCGGCCCGCACCACCTATCTGCCGCAGTTCGCCAAGGAGTCGGCGGCGGCCTATGACGTGCGGCTCAAGTCGTCGTGGCTGTTCAACGGCTACCGCAAGACGGTCAAGGACATGACCGGCCGCGTGTTCGCCAAGCCTATCGAGATTGCCGAGGGCGACGACCGGCTGGAGGAGTGGGCCGAGAATATCGACATGCAGGGCCGCGACCTGTCCACCTTCGCGCGGCAGGTGTTCGAGGACGCGCTGCAAGGGCCGGGCATTGCCTACATCATGGTTGATGCGCCGCCCCGGCAAGGCACGGTAACGCAGGCGCAGGCGCAGGAGCAGAACCTTCGGCCCTACATGGTGCACCTCCGCGTTGAGGACGTGCTGGGCTGGCGGGCGGAGACCATCGCCAATGTGACGACCCTGACCCAAATCCGCATTGCGGAGAATGTGACGGAAGCGGACCCCAAGGACGAGTTCAAAGACGTTTCGGTCGATCAGATCCGGGTGCTGGACCGGCTGGAAAGCGGGATTCAAACCCGCATCTACCGCAAGGCCGAACGGTCGAAGGAATGGGAACTGACAGGCGAGCCGACGGTCAACCCGGCGATCAGTGAAATCACCATCGTCCCCTTTTACGCCAACCGCACCGGCTTCTTTACCGGCGAGCCGATGCTGGACGATCTGGCCGACATCAACATTGCCCATTGGCAGAGCCAGAGCGACCAGCGGAACATCCTGCATTATGCGCGGGTGCCGATCCTGTTCGGCGCGGGCATGGATGCGAAGGCGGCGATCACCATAGGTGCCACCGAGGCTGTGATGGCATCTGATGCACAGGCCAAGCTGCAATGGGTGGAACACTCCGGCGCGGCCATCGGGGCCGGGCGGCAGGATCTGAAGGATCTGGAATTTCAGATGGAGACGTTCGGCCTCCAGCTTCTGACGGCCCGCACCAACGCGCAATCGGCCACGGGCGAGGCGCTGGACGCCAACAAGGAGACTTCGCAACTCGCCATGACCGCCGACGCGCTGCAAGACGCGATGGAGCAGGCGCTTGGCTGGATGGGCCTTTACGGCGGCTTTGACAGCGAAGTTAGCGTGACGGTGAACAAGGACTTCGGCGTGTCGTTCATGACGGCACAGGAAGTCACCGCCCTTCTTTCGGCGGTGAAGGACGGTGCGCTATCGCGGGAAACGTTCATCAAGGAACTGATCCGGCGCGGCGTTCTGCGTGGTGATCTGGACGCGGAAGAAGAAGCGGATCGGATTGCAGAAGACGACATCGCGGGAAGCGATGAAACTGACCCTGCCCTCATGGGCGCAACGGGCGTGAAGCCCATTAGCGGGACGCTAGACAATGGAAGTGGAACTCTCTGACATCTCGGGCCTGCCCGAAACCCACAAGGCCCTCGTGGTCGAGGCTGACGGCAAGTTCAAGCTGGACCTGACGAAGCTGGCCCCGGCAAGCGAAGTCGAGGCATTCAAGGCCAAGGCGCTGACGGCCCAAGGCGAGGCAATCGACCGGCGCAAGGCGCTCAAGGCGTGGGAAGCCCTAGGGGCCACCCCCGACGAGGTGCAGGCCAAGCTGGCAAAGGGCGCTGACCCCGCAATCATCGACCAGATGCGGGCGCAGATGGCGGAGAAGGAAACGGGATACGCGACCAAGCTTGCCAAGATCATGGGCGAGCGGGCGGTATCTGATCTCAAGGCGGAACTCGCGCGCAACGGCGTCGTGCCTGAGGGGCTGGACCTTCTGGCGAACTTCGGCGCGAGCCGGATCAAATTCGATGACGACGGCAACATCCGCGTCATGGCCGCTGACGGCGCGACCCCGATGGTGGGTGCAGGCGCGAACGGCGGCGCAACTCTTTCGGACCTCGCCAAGCAACTGGCGGCGTCCATTCCGCATCTGGTCAAGGACGCAGGCGCGGGTGGGGGCGGGAAGCCTCCGGGAAGTGGCGGGACGCCTCAGAAAACCATGCAGCGTGAGGAGTTCCTTGCGTTGCCCCCAGCAAGACAGGCCGAACTGATCAAGTCCGGCGTCACCCCCATTGACTAGGAGTTAACACATGGGAACCCTTACCCTTACCAGCCTGATCCCCACCATTTATGAGGCGATGGACACCGTTTCGCGCGAGCAGACCGGCTTCATCCGCAACGTGACGGTGGACAGCAACGCAGCCCGCGCCGCAGTCGGTCAGGCTGTGCTTTCGCCGGTTGTCGCACCGATGGCAGCCGAGAACCTGACCGTTGGCAACGTTCCGGCTGACACCCCAAACCAGACCATCGGCAACGTGTCGATCACGATCAACAAGGCGCGCTCGGTGCCGTTCGGCATCACTGGCGAAGAAAACCGGGGGCTGAACAGCGCCGGGACGACCCAGCAGATCAACCGGGACCGGATCGCGCAGGCCATCCGCACCCTGGCGAATGAAGTTGAAACCGACCTGGGCGCGCTGCATGTCTCCGCTTCGCGCGCTACCGGCACGGCAGCGGGGACCCCGTTCGGAACCGCGAACAACCTGTCTGATTTCGCCGCTGCCCGCCGCATCATGGAAGAGAACGGCGCGCCGCTTTCCGACCTGAAGATGGTGCTTGGTTCGACCTCTCTGGAGCGCCTCCGGGGCGTCCAGTCCACTCTGTTCAAGGTGAACGAGGCCGGATCGGACGAACTGCTCCGCACAGGCACCGTCGGCAACGTGCAGGGCTTCGGCGTTGCTTGGTCGCCTGCGGTGCGGGCGACCGTCACGGTCGGAAGTTCGACCGCGACCGTCGATGCAACCGGCTATGCCGTGGGCAGCACGACCTTTACGCTTTCCTCGGCTGCCGTGGCGCTTCTGGCTGGTGACATCATCACCTTCGCGGGCGATCCGAACCAGTATGTCGTCAAGACCGCTGTTTCCGGCACGGGCGGGACTCTGGTCATTCAGGAACCGGGGATCAAGGTTGCCATGTCCGCTGCGACCAAGGCAATCACGGTTGTCGCCGCCACCACGCGGAACATGTTCTTCCATCGTGGGGCAATCCAGCTTGCGGCCCGCGCGCCTGCGATGCCGGATGGCGGCGATATGGCCGACGACGTGATGCTGATTGCCGACCCTGTGTCGGGGATCAATTACGAATTTGCGGTCTACAAGCAGAAGCGCCAGATCCGCTGGGAGGTCAACTTGGCCTGGGGCGTTGCTGCGGTGCAGCCGCGCCACCTGGGCCTGCTGATCGGGGCCTGATCTTTCTGAGGGGGCGGGAAACTGCCCCCTTTCTCAAGGTCAGAGGTTCGCAATGGCACTTATCATCACACCCGGCGACATCGCGGCCAACAGCTATGCTTCGGTTGCCGAGGCCGATGCCTACCACACCGCGCGGGGCAATGCGACGTGGACCGGGGCCGATGCGGTCAAGGAGGTCGCGCTGATCCGGGCAACGCAATGGCTTGACGGGCGCTATGGCGAACGCTGGCCGGGTGTTCGCTGGAATCTGCGGTTGCAGGCGCTGGACTGGCCGCGCGTCTACGCGACCGACCGGGACGGAACGTCGATTGACGGCGACACGATCCCGCCCGAGATCATCGCCGCGACGTGTGAGGCGGCATTGCGCGAACTGGTCGCACCGGGCAGCCTGTCGCCTGATCTGACGCCCGGCACGGCCAAGGTGCTGACCGAGGTCAAGGGCATTCGCTGGACGCCTCTCCGGGCCTCTGCGGGGGCATCTGACATGACGCCCACCCTGACGGCGGTTGACCGCATCCTCGGGGCTATCATCGGCGGCGAAGGCCGGGTGCGGGTGTTTCGGTCGTGAGCGAGGATTGGGCCGCCATTCAAGCCGAGGTTGCCGACGCCATCGCTTCGGTCGGCTTCACGGCATACCTGGAGCAGAAGGTCGAGACGACCGGGCCGGAAGGCGACGGTTTCGCGCTGGTGGGTGAGATCACCGTTATTGACGACACCATCAGGCAGCGCGATGCTGGCGGGATGGTCACGGGGACAAAGCGGGTGCTGACGATCAAGGGCAACGGCTACGTTCCCGAGAAGGGGTGGCGGGTGGAAGTGCGGGGGCAGGTTCATCGCATTGCACAGGTCATGCCGCTTGCGCCAGGGGGCGTGGATATTCTCTTTGACCTGGAGTTGGAAGGATGAGGATTCCCGCCGACCTGCAACGCCAGATCGACGCGCTTGAACCGGTCATCCGGGAAGCGTTCCTGCGGTCTGTGGCCGACATCAGGTCAGAGGCGCAGCTTTCGCTTGTGGTGGATGCGCTGGAGCGTGGCGATGCCCAACGGCTGATCGCGGTCCTGAACCTTGACCCGACGCTGTTTGCACCGCTGGACCGCGCCATTCAGGGCGCATATCTCGAAGGGGGGATCCGGGCATTGTCCGGGTTGCCGGTCATTCCAGACCCGGCCACCGGGGGAAAGTCGTTGTCCGCTTCGATGCGCGTAACCCGCGCGCGGAGCGGTGGCTGAGGGACTACAGCGCCAACCTGATCGAAGGCATTGTTGACGACACCAAGGAAGCCGTGCGGGCCGTTGTGGAGGCGGGGCAGGTCGAGGGGCGCAACCCACGGGCCACGGCGCTGGACATCACCGGCAGGCTAAACCGGGCCACGGGGCGGCGCGAGGGCGGCATCCTGGGGCTGAACAGCGCGCAGACCGATGCGGTTATCCGGGCGCGGCAGGAACTTCTGTCAGGCGATCCGGCGCAGTTGCGGAACTACCTGACGCGGGCGAGGCGTGACAAGCGGTTCGACCGGCTGGTTGCCAAGGCCATCAGGGACGGCAAGCCGGTGGCGAAGGCCGACGTTGACAAGATCACCGGACGATACAAGGACCGGCTCTTGGCACTTCGCGGCGAGACCATCGCCCGCACCGAAACGCTGGCAGGGCTGAACGCGGGGAAAGAGGAAGGCATCCGCCAACTGATCGATAGCGGCAAGGTGCAGCGGAGCCAAGTCAAGAAGATCTGGCGCGCAACCGGCGACGACAGGACCCGCGATAGCCATATGGCGCTGAACGGGGTCGAGGTCGGGATTGACGATGCGTTCGTATCACCGCTGACCGGGGCGCAGATGATGTTCCCGCACGACACCAGCCGGGGCGCGCCTGCAAGCGAAACCATTCAATGCCGATGCTTCTATGAACTGAAGATCGACTATTTTGCGCCGTTCAGGGGCAGATGAACAGGTAATCCACCAACCAAGCGTCACCTTCGATGCCGGTTCCTGATGCGAACTTCGCGCCGGGGCAGACTTCCTGAGCCTGAGCCACAACCGCAGGGGTAGGCTTGAAGCCCTTCCCGGCGTTGGCAAGGCTGAAATCACCTCCGCTGCGAATGGTCACGGTGTTGCCGTTGAAGGCAGTCACCGCGCCTGGCGCATCGGGGGCAGGGACGCAGGCGGCAAGGATCGGCAAGGCAAGTAGAGCAAGGCGCATGGGTTCCTCCCTAAAGGCAAGCACATGAGTAGCTTCACCGCGCAAATCAAGGCTTTCGCCGACCAGAGCAAGGAAAAGATCGAGGCTGTTGTCAAACAGTCGGCGCAGGAAGTGTTCAGCATCGCCCAAACGCCCAAGGCGCAGGGCGGGCGGATGCCGGTTGATACGGGCTTTCTCCGCAACTCCATGATGGCAGAACTGAACGGGGCTGCGGTCGGCGGCGGGGCTGACGCCTATGTTCTGGCGGTGGCAGGGATGGACCTTGGCGACGTGATCTTCGCAGGCTGGACGGCGAACTATGCGCGGCACCAGGAATACGGGACTTCGCGGATGCCTGGAAACTTCTTCATGCTTTCCGCAGCGCAGCAATGGCAGGCCATCGTGGCGCGGAATGCTGAGATCGTGAGGAACATGTGACCACATCCGCAACCCATGCCGCCATCAAGGCCCGGATCGAGGCTCTGGCCTTCTCGCCTGCAATCCCGATTGCATGGCCGAACAAGGACTACACGCCGACCGGCGAACGCTTCCTGCAAGTGGCAATCGTTCCCGCGCCAGCGCAGCGCATGACCATCGACGCCCTGCACCGCCGCGCCGGTTCCATCGTCATCACGGTCGCCAGCAAGCCGAACAACGGCAGCGGCGAAGGCGATGGGCTGGCCGATGCGGTCGCGGCTCACTTCCCTGCGGATCTGCGCTTCGGCGCGGTTCGCATCACGGCATCCCCCAGCATCCGCGAGGGGTTCATTGACGGGGCATTCTGGCGGACGCCGATTGTGATCCCGTTTGAGGTTCTGGACTAGGCCCTTTCGCCGCCTGGGCAGCGGCTTTCCAAATCACGGTGAACATCATGGCAAGCCTCGTCTCCACGGCAGGGTGCAAATTCTACATCGGCGGCACGTTGTCCGCTGGTCTGGTCGATCTGACGGAAGCCTCTTTCTCGGGGCAGACTTGGGTCGAGGTTGACGGCTGGATGACCAAGGGCGACCTTGGCGACAGCGCCGAGGAAATCTCCACCCCGCTGATCAACCGGGGCCGCGTGGTCAAGCAGAAGGGCACGTTCGACGCGGGCACGATGGAAAACGTGTTTGCCTGGACCCCCAGCGACCCCGGCCAACTTGCGCTGATCGCGGCCAGCAAGGACCGGCTGGAGCGGGCGTTCAAGGTCGAGTATTCCGACACCGCCGCTGTCAAGACTTCGACGGTGACCATGACCATCGCCGCCCCCGGAGTTGTGACATGGACCGCGCACGGGCTTTCCGATGGAACCAAGATCGTGCTGACCACCACGGGCGCGCTTCCCACGGGTCTGACGGCGGCGACGACCTATTACGTGGTCAACTCCTCGACCAACACCTTCGAACTGTCCGCGACAAAGGGCGGATCTTCCATCACCACCAGCGGCTCGCAGTCGGGCGTTCACACCGCCACGACGCAGCCGACGCCAACCATTGACTACGCGGTCGGGCTGGTCATGGGCGCGCCAATCGGCGGCGGCGGGGCCAATGACATTCTGTCGATCTCGGCCACCATGTCGGTCAACTCCAACATCGTGAACGTGGCGGCGCTCGGCTAATGGACATTGCAGAACTTCGCCGCGACATGGCGGCAATCGACGCTGGCCGCTGGGTCGCCGCAGATGAAGTGCCGCAGCTTCAGGACATCCGCATCAAGGCGCGGGGCCTGGGCAGCGCAGAGGCCCGCGAAATGCTGGCCAAGCTGCAACGGGAAGGGGCCGGGGCCAACGATGCGGTGCAGACGGTAATCAACACCTTCTGCCTCGTGGAGATCGAGGGCCTGACCAGCGGCGGCAAGCCGGTGACGGTGGCTGACGTGCGGGACCGGCTGGCAGAACCTGCGATGGAGCCGCTTGCCCTTCTGGTGCTGCGGGCCGTCGAGAAGGTGGACGCCACCCGCGAGGCCAAGGCAGAGGCGCTCGCAAAAAACTGACGGACCTCGTTCTGTGGCACGTGCAGCACGGCGCAACCGCCGCGCAATACCGCGCTACGCTGACAGAACGGGGCATCCTCAACATCCCCTCTTATCTCTACCCGCCGCCGGAACTCCCCGGCGTCGGGCCGTGGCTATCGGCCTTCTTCGAACTGGCAACAGATCGCCGGTTCGTTGGCGGGCCGATCCCGTGGTCTGCGATTGCGGCATATCCGGTTTCGGCTGACGAGGCGGACACGTTCCGCCGCTGCATTCGGGATGCTGATGCTGCCTATCTGGCATGGGTGAACAAGCCCCCGGATGACCGCAAATCGCCACCGCCGATGATGCCTGGAGGCGCGTTCACGTGACAGACATTGCTGACCTTGGCATCCGCATCGACTCCACCCCCGCGACGAAAGCCGCGCGGGAACTGGACGCGCTGACGGTTTCCGCTGGCCGGGCGGAAGACGCGGCCCAAGACCTCGCCGCCACGTCGCGCGGGCGTCTTGCCCCCGGCATGGCCGCAGGCGGGCACCAGTCCAAGATGATGGCCATGCAGTTGTCGCAGGTCGCGCAACAGGCCAGCGCGACGGGGAACTGGATTCAGGCGCTGGCAATCCAGTTGCCTGACATGGCGATGGGCTTCGGCGCGGTCGGCATCGCTGCGGGCGTTCTGGCCAGCGTGACGCTGCCGCTTCTGGCCAGCATGTTTGGCGAGTCCAGAGACCGGGGGCAGGAACTCGCGGAAATCATGGAATCGCTGGACACAGCGGTTTCCAACTTTGCCACATCATCGGCTGCGGCTGGAGTTTCAGCCGATGTTCTGCAAGAGAAATATGGACGCCTTGCCGACGAGGCAAAGCGGGCGCTTGATGCTATCGCCGCTGCAGATCAGATCGTGGCGATGGAGGAAGTCTCCGCCGCTATTCGCAGCATTACAGACGGGATGCTGGAAACCATTCCCCGCATCATCGCCCTGCAAGAAGGCATCAACCCCAGACAGCTTGCGGATGATTTCGGCCTAGCCGAGACGCAGGCCCGCGCGTTGGCCGCCGTATTCCGCGACCTTGAGAACGCCAAGGGGCTGCAAGCACAGGTCGAGGCAGCGGGCCGCGCGCTGAACTACATGGACCGGCTGCGGGACAGCGCGGGCAAGCTTCCTGCGCCCCTGCAAGCGGCCTATGACGCTGTTGCGCGGATCGTGCCAAAGGCGGCGGAGGTCAATTCCAAGACCGATCAGATGGCCGCACTGTTGCGGGCGGCGGCGGGCGCGGCTGACAGCGCTGCGGCAGCGGTGGACGGGATCGGCGGTGCCGCTTCCAATGCCTACGGCGCGGTCGCGTCTCTGGTCAGCAAGATGTGGGAAATGGGGCAGGCCCGCGCCGCCTATTCTGAGAGCGTCGGCGGCGGGCGCGGCCTCGGCCCTGGCGGGCCGGAACTTGATCCCTCCGGATTCCGGGACCAACTGGCGCGCGACTCGCGCTGGAAGCCAGCGGGCGGAGGTGGTGGCGGTGGCGGCGGCGGAGGAGGTGGTGGGGGCGGTGCTGACCCCTACGCTGACGAACTGCAAGCCCT